TGTTGATTATAGTTTTTAGTCCAAGCCATATCTTTCATTAAACCTTTATCTTCATAAAAAGGTTTAAAAATTTGTGTAGCTTGATTAACATTTTGCTCTAGTGATAAGTCTAAGCCTGATAATCTTCCAACATTAAAATTAATTTGATCAACTAAAAAATCTTTTTTCTTAACACTATCATCTCTTGTTAAGTCTGCATGGAAATACTGACCATACATTTTATTAAGAGATTTCCAATTTGTATCATACTGTGACTGCTTTGTTTGCATTAAATTTGCATACAAATTCAGATCAGGCTGATAAGGTTGAACTTGTGGAATAAACGTGGCTGCTGTAAATGTTGCCATAATACTTTTCTTTCTATAGTATAAATATATAAAAATTTTTTAAGTTTAATAAACTTCTAAAGTTTATTCATTATAAAAAGGGTAAGTTGTGTTACCATAAACTAAGCCTCCATGTTGGAACATTGATCCACCATATCTCTTTGTAAGCCTATCTTTTAATAACAATTCTATCTGATCATCCTTTAAACCTGCTGCTTGTAAACTTTGTACATAAGTTACATCATCCATTTCATTAGCATCTGGTTTAATAGGTTTACCACCTTTAAAGATTTGCATTCCTGTTCTAGGATCTATACGGTATTGTTCTGTTTGTAGGTTATAGATATCAGCTGCATTCTTTAATCCTGTATTAGCCATTTGTGTAGTAAGTGCTCTTTTAGCATTCATTTCACCTCTATAGTTATTCTCAGCTGCACCTGTCTTATCCATGTACTGATTAAGAATGTTCTGTCTGTTCATTCCTTCATTAATATCACCTTGATAGTTCAGTTGTCTTTCTTGATTTTCTGTACCAACATTTCTAGCTTGTGTCTGTGCAACAGCATTAACTTGTTGTTCAGCAATATCACCTTGTAATGAAGCTGCGGCAGCTTGTTTTGCATTAGAAGGACCAGCTGTATTAGATATAATATCTAAATTCTTAGCACCCTGTCCTTGTAAAGCTTGTGTTTTAGCTAACCATTCTTCTTTAGCAAGTTCTACTTCAGGATACTGATAAGTCATAGCAGTAGGATATTCAATTCCTGTCTGTGTTGCCATAGCAGTACCAAGATTTAATTTATCTTGTGTAGTCCATTCTGGAAAACCATAAGGACCAGCTTCTCCTTGATAACTACCTTGATCTGAACCTTCTGTTTCACAATTACATTTACCATCTGTTAATGCTACTTCTACTTCTTCTCCTGTTTCAGGATCCATACAGTAACATTTTTGACTTTCCTCAAAACATGTTTCAGGAAGACAGTTTCCAGCTTCATCTTTATCAGCAAATACACCTGGTATATCTGCACCATTATCATCTTTACATGGACAGTCTTGTTCTAATTCATAAAACTCAGATTTATCTTCTCCAGATTTTTTTAAATTTTCACAATGTTTAAAGTTTGCTTTTTGAGATGAATGAATTAAACCTCCAGCAACTGCTTGCTCAACTGTATATCCTTCTCTACTAATTGTAGCACATATGTCTTTTGCATATTTTACTGGATCTGTAGCAAATTTAGTTACTTTTTGGCGCTTAATATCATTTGCTTTTATATACTCTGATTCATCACCTTTAGCAAACACTTTAGTTCCATCTGCTCTAGTAATTTCTACAGTACCATCTGGTAATTTTTTTGTTTTTGTAACACTTACTTTTTTCTTTTCATCTCTTAGTTCTTTTTGTAACTGTTCTGCTGTTTTACTTTTTTTAGATGATGAAGACACTTGTTTTCCTTTTTGAGCTTCAAATAAACCACCATTTACAAACCTATTAAGTTTAGCTATTCTATCTGATACAACATCATCTATACTAGTATAAGGTGTTCCACCATCACTTAAAATTAATGGTTGACTAAAGCCTCCCATTACTATACCATACTTTGCCATTGGAGCTCCTTGCATTTGCTCAGGACTCATTTGTTCAGCTTCTGCCATACCTTGTTCCATTGAAGGTTGTGCAATTGGTTGTCCATCAGGCATTTGCTGTGGAGCTTCACCTTCTGGCATACCTTCTTGAGGAGCTTGCTGTTGTTGCTGAGCCATCATCTGCTGTTGCATTGCCTCTTCTTCTTTTCTTTGTTTGGCAAGTTCTGGCATTAAATCTTCTTCAGTAATTCCATTAGCTTCCATATAAGGTTTAGCAATAACAGGAATACCTTGTGGAAAGCTTTTCTTAGATTCTTGTGCAATAGCTAATGCACCAAGTTTAATTACATAATTCTTAATCATCATCTCTGCAGTCTTTACTTCCATTTTATTGGATTCAGGATCTTGCATAGCTTTTCTATACTTGTTTACATCATATACTTTAGAAAGCTCAGCTGGAGTATAACCACCACCTTTCTTTACTGGCTTACCAAACATTTTTAAAATCTTTGGATCATTTATTTTCATTGCTTTTGTGTCACTGAAAATAAATGTATCATCTGGAAGACTCATTGGAACACCACCTGCTGAGTGTCTTGGTCCTTTAATATTAAAAAATGAAGGCATAGTAGATCCATCAAGATCTCCTACTAGAGTTTCTCCACCTTCAGCTTCTAAATTAGCTTCTTCTCTAGGGACAGCTCCCATTGACTGTCTAGCTTGTAGTTTTGCTTTACCGCCATATGAATTAAAATCTCCTCCACCTATTGTAGCAATATCATTAGCAAGGCCACCTTGTACTTGGTACCCAGTTCTTGCTTGAGGAAGCTTAGTTATTCTTACTCTATATCTCATAATATTAGTCTAAAAATTCTATTAATCCACCATCTCTAAGAAGCTCATGTATCTCCTCCATAGTTAAACTATATTCTCCACCTTTCTTATGGCCAATAGATCCACCTTTTTTAATTACACCCTCAAATCCAGATATACCTTCTCTACCAGTTCTTGCATCAAACTCACCTCTATTTACAACTTCATTAGCACTTTGTTTTTCACCATATGCAAAATCTGTCATTCCAGGGATATACTTAGTTCTTCTTTCATCATAATAATCTTTTGCATCTGCTATACCAGTAGCAGCAGCATTATAACCTCTTGCAATATTATCATAATTTACAGTACCAGATTTTTCTGCTTTAATTTTAAGTTGAGCAGTTTGAGGATCATAACATGCACTTGTACTATCTGCTTTTTGTTCATCTGTACAATCTTTTAAATCATCTGGTTCTTTAGAATAATTTTCTGCAACATCAGGATTCTTTAAATCTTTATTAGCATTTTGGAAATTCTGATTATTAAAGTGAGACATAGCATCCCATGTAGGACTATCAGCTGTACCAATAACAGGATTTCCTTCATAAGTTACTGGTGACATATTTAAACCACCTCCTGCTTCTGGTAAATAACCACCATAAGCATAATAGTCATTAGGTATATAACCACCATAAGCCATTCCACTTACTGGTCCAACATTATTAGCAGGATAACCTTCAGGCATAGATTTATCTACAACCGGGTTATCCATAAGTCCTGCTCTCTTATCTCTTATTAAATCATTATAATTTCTTGGGTCTGTACCCATTTGCTCTGGTGTGTATTCTTTTCTAGTTTCTTCAGGTGGTAAACCTCCATCATTTATATCAAAATCATTACCAGTACCTTCTCCAAACTTTCTTATACCTCTGTCTTCTTGTCTACCAGCTCTTCTATCAGCTGCATTTACCATCCAATTATTTATAGAACGATCTCTTCCAGGAGCAGTGTTAGTTTTTGCAACTGGTGTAGTTACTGATTTTGGAGTTGTTGAAATTTGCTGATCTGTTTTAGCAGCTTCAGCAGTTCTTCTTTGAATCTCTGCAGGTGTTGCATAATCTAATGTCCAAGTCTTATCATGTTTAAGACCTATTTTACCAAGAAAACCATCAGCTTTTTCTTTAGAATATTTAACTCCAGTAGGTAACATTCCTGATTTAGTTATACCAGCTGCAGTAGCTGCATATGCTAATGGATCTCCTACAGGACTATATTGTCTAGGACCTCTAGTATATGGAGAGAACAAGCTTCCAAAAGCTCCTCTACCTGTACCTTGAGGTGCTCCCCATACAGGTTGGTTTATACCAGACTGACCATAAGTACCTTGTTGTACATTATAACCTTGTGGATCATATTGTTGTTGTCTTTGTTTATCAGCAAGAGTTTTATCATAATCTTTTTGCCAGTTCTTCTTTTCTTCTTCTAACTTTTTAGCATAGTCTTCTTGAGTAGAAATTGCTGTAAAAGGTTTAGCTCCTCCTTCTTGAAAATAAGAATCAGTTGAATCTTTAGAATCTGTATAATCTAAATCTTGCTCATTAATAGGAGGTTGATATAAATTCTGAAGCATAGAGTCATTCATTACTTCATCTCCTCCATAAACAAATTGTTGAAGATTACCATAAGGATCTGGCATAAGATTATTAGTAGAACCTCCTATTGCCATTTCTCTATCGCTATATGCTTGTAAAACTTCTTGATTTGCACCAGCATAATTATTACCTGTACCTGTTCCAGAACCAAATAAATTAGTTACTCCAGCAGGTATAAATCTAAATGCTTCTGCAGCTTTTATAGCAATATCAGTATTTGACAATCCATTATTAAGATTAGACTTTGTAGGTCTTGACCAAGTTGTATTAGTAGGTTTAGCTTTAGGTGTAATTGCCTTAGGAGCAGGCTGATGATGTTCATATTGTTTAGTCTCTGGATTAAAGCCATACCACTTATTGCCTGGAGATCTCCCCCATTTATCTATCTTAGTAGCAGGGTCCATTCCATAATAAACATTATCTTGTGACCTATTCCAATTATCTTTTCCAGAAGACACTGTGCTACTTCTTTGTTTAGAAGTAACAGGATTAGAAGAAACTGAACCATCAGTAATAATAGGTTCAGATGAAGCTTCACCTTTATCACTTGTACCATCACTAACTATTACTTCAGCATCAGCTGATTTCTTTGGTGCATCAGAAGTTGTTGTTTTTGCTACTTCTATAATTGCATCTTTATTCATTGTTTTAGCTACTTTTTCAGTAACTAATCTTCCTGTACTGTGTTTACTAGTTTTAGTATTAAAACCTCCAGAATAACCATAACCAAAACCTCCAGCACCAGATGCTAAACCTGGATACATAGATAACATCATAAGAGGATTATACTGTACATCTGCAGTTCTTACACCACCTAATGGACCATAAGTAAATTTAGATGAAGTTACTCCAGGAGGAGTAGCGCCTCTTCCAAATACTTTTCTCATTCCTCTCTTCATTCTTCTACCAGCACCACCTCCAAACTGAGCATAGTCCATAGTATCTTGATCTCCATCATAATCTTCAGAAGCCATGTCTTGACCGTACATATTATTGTACATCTTTTCAGCATCTTCTCTTAATATATTTTCTTCTACTTGACCTTTAATACCTGCAATAAAGTCAGACATATTACCCGAAGACTTAGCAGGAGTATTTTCAGTTCCTCTTATGCTTGCTGTAAAACCAGTATCTTCACCAGTTTCTTGTCCTTCTTGAGCTTTCTTAAGTTGCTTTAAAGTTCTTTTCATGAAAGCACTCTTACTAGGAGTTCCTCCATATTTAGAATAACTCATCTCATCTCCTTCAGCTTCTAAATCAGAATTAGCATCATCTTGAGAGTTATCTTCTTGAGCTAGGTCATTATAATAGTTAGAGTCCGGAGAATTAGTTGGTACTTCTTCAGTCTGTTGATTTTCTTCAGTGTCTTGATTTAGTTGTTGGTTAGTATCAATTCTTGCATTCTCTCCTAATTGATCATAAACAGACTCTAAGTAAGTATCCATCTGTACTGCAGCATCATTATACTCATCTGTACCTTGTTCAAACTGTACATACTTAGACAACAAAGCATTTTTGATTTCTTCTTTATCTATACCTTGAGATATCATGCCTGTTACATCTTGCAATAACATATCTTCCTGGCTAGGCTGTTGACTTTGTTGTTGCATTTGCTGTGGTTGTTGTTGTGCAGATTGCATTTGTTGCATCATTCCTGCAGTTACTGGTGTAACACCTGTTTCAGTTCCTTCTTGAGCCTTACTTAACCACTGAGCTGTTTTGTTTACATAAGCTCCCTGACCATTTGGGTCTTTATAAATTCTAACTTTTCTTTTCATCATGACATTATATATATTAAATATACTAAAATAAAACTTAATGGATAAACTTATAAAGTTTAGTCTATCTCTTCTACAATGTAACCATTGTTTAAATAGTTATCAATCTCATCATCATCTACATCTGTTACAAAACCTCCATCTTTAAAGTATGTTCTTGGATCAAGAAATGAACCTCTTGGATCATACCAAGCTGCATGTTTTACATCTAATGGTTTGGCAGATTTATTAAGGTTTCTTGTTCTTATTCCTTTAGGATCATTTATTTTAACAAACTTACCATTCTTACCACCATTGTTTACATACCATGCGCCACTTGCATCTTTTTTATATTTAGCATTTTTTTGTCCTGGAAAAGTATATGTAACACCTTTAGGTTTTGGATTTAATTTATCAGCAATATCAATACTAGGAAGTTTCTTTTCAGCAAAATTAAATTTATTTGTATCTGTTGACTCACTTGTATTATAAAATTTTGACTTTGCTGTATCTTTTGCTTCTTGCATTTTAATCTGATGATCAATTCTTTCTTTCTTTAATAATGCTGCCGCTTGTTTTTCTCTTTGACTAAGTGTAGGCTGCACATACTTTTTATAATCACTATTAGCATTTTTTGATCCACTATTAATACCTATAGAACTTGTTCCTTTTAAAGCATTTGCACTATAGTCAACATCAAGATTTTTTAAATAGTCCTTCCATTCTTTTTTATTTTGCCAACCACTTCCTGAATTCCAAGCTTTTGCTAATATATAACTAGCCGGTATATTACCATCATACATATTAGTTTTAACATTAAACTTAGGATCGCCTCTTAAGTCTTTGTATGCATCTAATAAATATAAAACTCCAGCTTGAGTATCTACTCCTACTGATTTACCAATACTATTTACATCTATACCTAAAGCTTTTAATCTTTTACCTTGTTCAGTTAATTTACCATCTTTAGTAAAATTTGCTTTTGCTTTAAGCTGATAGTATCCTTTACTTGCCTCACCTTTAACAAGTCCTAACTCATCTTTTAAAACTCTAGCTGCAACTTCTTTAGGTAATCTTTTATAAGATTCTCCACCAGAAGTCTCCATGTTCATAATACCACCAATTAATAATTGACTTACATAATTTACATCATCTTGTTTATAACCTAATTTATGAAATTTATAAGCATTTTTATTTAAAGAAGTAAGTGCTTCTCTTTGTTTAGATGTAGCATCTTTATTTGCAACAATTTTTTTCTTTGGATCATATGCTTCAAATTGATCTTTAAGTCCTTTTGTTCTAGCAATGGATGTAATTCTATATTCAGGAATATCTTCATGATCAGGTAAATAAATTTTTTCATTCATTTTTTGAATATATGCTTTACCTTTATCTGAGCCATGCCAAATTAAAGGTACACCATCTTTATCTTTACCTATAACAAAACCTACGTGTTCATTTTTATCATTTTTTAAACTAGCTTCTGACTTATCTTTTTTATAATCATGTTCACTACCTGGTCTATTTAATTGTACATAATCTCCAACTTGTATATAAGCATACATATCCTTTGGAACCTGTCTCATTTTATTTACATTTCTTTCTGATGTTTCATATATAACATCTCCACCATTTTTAATAATGTGATCTTTATTAAACCAGGCATCTGCTGACCATAAAGACTCTCCATTAGAAGCAGTATACATAGATGTTAATTTTGCACTAGCATTAAATGAACAACCTTTTCCAGGTGTACAATCTTCTTCTCTATAGTTTTCTTCAAAGTCAGGTAAAAAAGCTTTTCCTAAAGATTTATTACCTACATATGACCAGTTTATATCTGATTTTTTAATTGGTGTAGTTACAGGTTTAGTTACAGGTTTAGTTTTAACTACAGGTTTATCTCCTGGTATTTGTTTAGGTTTAATTACATCTTTAGGTAATACACCAGCTTTATATGCTTCTAAAGCTGATCTAGTTTTAGCACCCATTATTCCATCTACACCATCTTTATTAGCTCCTGAACTTCCTATATTATAACCAGCAGATTTAAGTTTTCTTTGAATGTCTAATACATAATCATCTTTACTTGTAGCAATTACTTTTTCTTTAATAGTTTCTATTTTATTTACTATAGGAGCTTTAACTACTGTATTATCATTTAACTTAACAGTTGTTTCTTGTTGTATAGTTTCTACAGGATCAGCAACAGGAGTTTCAGTAACCATTGGAATTGGTGCTTCTTCTGGTGCTGGTGCTACATCTACACATGACTGAGAAGCCTCATCCCACTCTTGTCCTTCTAGACATGGTTGACCACCTTCAGCCATTTGATTTAATGAAGGTATAGAAATATCTCCTCCACTTTGTGCATGTATTAATCCTTGACCACCACACTCATGACATGTAGTCATATCATTACCTCCATCTGCAGCATCCCATTTCCAACCACACTTTTTACATGTTACTTTTTTAGTAAGTAAAGCACCACCTTTTTTATAGTCATCTAATTCTTCTATTACATAACCACCTTTTCTATATTCTTCTATTTCTTCTTCAGTAAGTTCAGCATCTATGTACCCACCTTCAGCAAATTGTTTTTGTTGTTGTTGCTGATTTATTCTAGTAGCAGCAAACATATCATTTACATTCTGAACACTTGGAGTTATTAATTTATTATATGCTTGTAGTTGTGCAAGTTTTGGATCTACTACAACTTCTTTTTCTCTAGGATTCCAGTTGCTATAATCATCATCATGTCTTATCCTTTCTTCTTCAGCTAATAACATTTGTTTTTGTTGAAACTCTAGTTCTTTATTTTTTAAGATAAGTTCTAACTCTTCTTTTGAAGTAGGTTGTATACCACCACTATAATCTTCACCACTGTAGTCTTCACCATTAAGATATTTATCATTAACAGGTTTCCCGCTAAATTTAGATATTCTAGCTTTTACATCTCCTACTGTATAGTATCCTTTATTATCTTTATCAAATACTTTATTTTGGTTATACAAAGAATTTTGACTAATTCCAAATACTGAACTACCGCTACCTTTTGCACCTATAACAAAATTATTTGGCTTACCAACAGCAGCTGGTAAAAAAGTATACATATATAAGTCACCAACATCTTTTGCTTTTCCTCTTATGTTCTTATAATACTTTTCTACATAATCTAATTGTTGAGTTGCAGACATTTTTCTTAAAGCTGCTGTAGTTGTACCTAAACCTATTGCTGTTTTTGGCATAAACTGAATCAATCCAGTTGCTCCTGAAGAAGGATTAACTGCAGCAGGATTTAAACCTGACTCATGATTCATTATAGCTATAAGATCTTTCTTACTTACTTTTAAGTTTCTAGCAACTTGTTCTAATTTTTTATCAAAGGCAGAAGTTCCAGATGTTTGTTTACCATTTTGTGCCATTGGTAATTGTTCTTCAACTATCCAACCACCTTTTTGGTATTGTTCTATTTCTTCATCTGAAAGTTCCATATCTATATAACCTCCTTCTTGGAAGTTTAATGAATTAGGATCAAAGATTTTATTCTTAACAGATCTTTTTTTCTTAAACAAATCATTTTTAACAAATAATCTATTCTTTGCCATTAAGTTTCTAGAAAATTTCTTAGGTTGTTTTACAAGACCACCTTTCTTTTTTTCAAAGTCTTCAGGTTGTTCTAACTCAGGTTGTAATCTATAGTTAGTAGTAATCTCTTCACCTGGTTCTAAATCTCTAGATGCATATATGTATCTTTTATTATCTATCTTTTTACTATAAGCTGTTGGATTTTTTTCATTATGGTTATGGTTATGGCCAATTTCTAAATGAGGTTGATCATCAACATGAGCTAATCCAATTACTTCTCCTTTCTTAAATGCAGCATTAGTAAATAAACCTTTACCAGCTCCTTTTATATCAGACTGCTTTGTTATATACTTTTTCATTATCTTAGAGATGCTTGGTTTTTACTATTAACTATCTTTAATATAAAATTGATATCTTTATTTTGATCTGTTGCTAATTTAGAAAGAAATAAGAAATTTAAGTAATTCCTAAACTTCTTTCTTTGCATTTCTGGTTTAGCATAATTTAAATTATTTGCATTAAGTGTTTTAATATAACCATTAGGTCCTGTATTCCAAACAACTTCTTGTTCATAATTACCAAGTAAAACTGTTGTTCCTGGAACAAGTGGTCCTAAAGGTGGATATGTAGAGCCTGTTGGAAACTCTCCTCTATCTCTTGTTATATCCCAGAACTGATTAAATCTATATTTGTTTTCTTCTTTAGAGAATAGTATATCAAATGAAGCTAAGTTAGATTGATTTAATTTAGGATAATCAAGTGACAGTGTAACATTATTTTTTGGAAAAATATTTAAGTTTAAGTATCCTGATACTTGTTCATTATTATATACTACAGCTTGACTAAAGTTTTCATCTAATACTTGAAACTGATCTACACAATTAAATTTTGAAGTTCTATAACATTCTAGTATATACTCAAATGACTTAACTACTGAAGGTGACTGTCCTGTATTGATAGGATACTCTATCTCAAATGGATACTGTACACCATAGTAATTACAGAAATCATCACATGTATCATTATGTTTCCAAATAGTATTATCTTTTATAGTGTATACATTTGTTTTAGAAGATAAAGATAAGTTTGGATGCCAGTCATGATAAGATATAAACACCTGTCCTTTAGGATCATAACTTACTGTCCATGATGCATCATCAAATATAGTAGGATCTCCTAAAGAATATTCCGCACCTATATATGTAAATTTATCTTTAACTGCATTATAACCTACTTTACCAATACCACTTTTTAGTTGATAATCTTTTTTACTAAAATAAAGAATTGAGTTTTTATTGTCATAAAGAGTTTGTACACCTATACCTGCTACAGGATTATCTGTATGAGGATAGTCTGGGAAATCTTTTATTAACTTATATGGTAAAAATAAAGTAAACCACCATTTTAATCCATTTTGTGATATCTCTTTAAGACCTTCTCCATAAGAGAAAAGTTTTCCTTGATTTAATGATGCATAAAATAATCCAGCTGGACTATATAATACAGATCTAATACTTTGAGATGAGCCATATTCAAAAGAAGACTCTGAATTAGAAGAAGACTGTGGTGGATTACTAAATAAACCTCCGTCACCTATAGTTACTTTTTTACCAGCTAATGTTTCTAATGTATCAATACCTTGGAAAAATAAAGGAGCAGATGTTTGAAAAGTAAACAACATACCTGTCATACCAGTTGACTTTATAGTAGTTATCCTATCTGTAAACTGCACATAGTTAAGTGGTAAGTAAATAAACCAGTTATCATCATATGACTGATCATCTAAATATAAAGAATATAAAGTTCTGTTTGGATAATAAGTAAAACATAATTGAGCTACAGTTGGATCATAATTTAATCCTTGAACAGAACCTGCAGATAAATATTGTGTAAAGAATTTTGATACACTTAAAGAATAGTTATAATTATAAAAATTTCCTTTTGTAATTATTTCTGGATTTATGTCAAACAATTGTCTCATGTCAGTATACTGATATGGCATATATGGTTGTTCATATTGAAAAGTTCCTTGTGTTCTAAAATCTACTAACACATTACTTTCTACAAAGAAATCTCTTACACCTGAATTAGCTAAATAAAAGTATGAATTTTTAACAGACATAAATCCTGGATAACTTCCCTCATTATCTGTTTGTCTATCATAATTAGGATTATCTAAATTATAATAAGAACTAGGCATAATGCCAGTACCAAAGTTTGGTTGCAAAGAAGTTATTATACTACTAAGATTATTAACCTGTATATCAGTTGTAGTATAAGGTTGACTATTCATCCAGTATCTAGCCTGTGGTATATTATTATATAATAAATAATTCCACGGAGTTCCATCAGGTAAATTATATAACCAGTTGTAAAAGAATAGTTGTGTATTCTTTTCAGTAAATCTATTTATATAGGTATCTCCTCCAAAGATTGGTCCTGATGGTAATAGTAATTTTTGTTTTACTTGACCAGTAGGACAAAAAGAAGAAGTTATTATGATTTGTATATCTCCATTAGGATTTGTAGAAGGATTGTAAACACTATTAGGATCAAATTTATATTCACAACTTGTAGCAACAACTTGTTTAATATTATCTATTTTACCATATTGATTTTCTACACTATATTTTAATCCTACATAATGACTAGCAATATTTGCTAAAAAACTTTTAAATCTACTATCATTACTATATGACATTCCATTACCTAAACCAGCATCAACTGCTTTACCTAAATTTATTAATGAATTATCTTCATTAAATCCAGGAGTTAAAGTACCAGCAACATAGTTACCAATTAAATTAGGACCAGCAGTAGCATCTGTATTATTAGCAGAAGAAGTTCTTAAAAATACTGTCTTAGTTCTATTAAGATTATTTATTGTAAATCTTTCAAAAGTAGAAGCATTGTTTAAATAATCTGGAACTTCTTGATTACTATCTGTTAAATATAAACCATCATCTATACTAAACCTTTTTCTAAAGTTATTACTTGGTGCAACAAACCTTGCATAGAAACCATGAGCATATGATTGTAAAGCATATTGTCTATAAGGTAAGAATGCTTGAATTACTCTTAAAGTAGAACTAAACCCTTCTGAAAAGTAATATGGAAGCATTACAAACTGACTTAGTGTATTACCAATTATTGGTACACCAGCAAACATTGAAGCTGGGGTATTATCTGTAACAAGAGTTTGAGGAGAATACAAACCTGCTGCTGCAAAAGCCTTGTTTGCTTTTTCATATATCTCTTCTAATGTTAAAACAGGAGGCGCAGGTACAGTAGGAGGAACAGTTACTGCTGTAGTAAGCGTACCGGCTGTATTAAAATATAATGTTAACTCAGTTTGAAAAGTATTATATGCTGCTGTTGCAGCAGTTACTGCAAGTGGAGCCATATCATAAGAAGCAAAACTAGTAGTTCCTGAAGCTAAAACTGGAGTTTTTTGATATGGTACTTCAAAGTCAGGTACTGCTTGTGTATGAACTTCTTGTTTACCAAGCATATTTAATAAAGCATTTCCAATACCTACAAATACTGCTATATAAAAAGCTTCATCACTCATTAATTTATTTTCTGGATGTTTATTAGGTACACCAAAAAAGTGTTGTGAGTTACCTTGTAAACTTCCATATATTTTTAACTCTGTTTGATTTAAAAATGGATTTCTAAAACTTGTATCAGGTGATGTAAAAGATAATAAGTTAGTTGGTATTAATTGATTTACAGGAAGTTCATTACCTTGAGAACTTAAAACTATAGGTTTAATAAAAGGATCATTATATCTATAATCACGATCTCCAGGAGTCAAAGTATTACCTAAAGGCAAAGTACAGTTAAATGGATAGTTAGCATATAAACCTACTCTGTTTCCTGCAGTTTGACCAAGTATATTATATGTTCTAAAATTATTAATCATTCCTTTAGCAACTATACTTTGGTTACCTTCTCTTGATCCTCTTAATATTTCATAACCTACAATACCTTCTATATCATTTCCATCATTATCTTTTGGAAGTATAATAGTGTCAAACTCAACTGACATTATTCTAATGAACTTAGTACCATTAGCAGCATTTGCTCCTACTACATTAAAGTGATATGTCTCTGGAGATAATGCATTATCTGGAAATTTATGATGTCTTATTTCTTTACCACATAAATCATACTTAGTATCTGTAGTTGCTGTCCAACAATGAGCAGTAGAATTCCACACCTCAGGTTGATCTGCTGGATAAAATTCTGTAGACTGCCAGTATCCCATTTTACCTTTTGCTAATACTTTTCCTCCATCAGGAAGTATAGGATTATTAGTTAAGTATACAACAGTTTGAGAAGCTGTATTTATAGTTTCCCAAAGTTGTGTATTATCCGCAAAACTATTTTGATCTACATAAGGAGCAATATCTTGTATTCCAAGAGGTGCATAATTTTCATTAGCTCTTCCTGGTATATGATAAGAAGCTGATTTATCACCAGTATCATAGACCCATCTTATAAAGAATGAATATACTTCATCTCTTAAGTATCCTGTATTAGATCCTCCTTTAATATAATAGTTTTCTGGATACTCTACAGACACCCATCTTGTTCTAATAAGATTTGCTAAAGGCTGATAGTTAAAATCAAATTTGGACCTAGGAGCAATTCTTAATAAGTACTGACCAACATGGACCATTTGATCAGAAGTTTCATATACAGGATTTTGTAAAGTAATATAACTTAATGGTATTGTTTCTAATGTTTGTGCAATTTCATCAAGCACAATTACATTTTGATTAGTAGAATAATATCCTATTTTCTTTGCTTGAACATTTTCATTTACTGATCTTACTATAACAAGTTCAAATGAATCAAAGTTTACTGTATCTAATTCTAAATTTAATAATAAAGATCCTTGTGATAAATCTCTTTCAGTAAATACAGGTTGTAAATTACTTGGTGAAAAATAATTAGTTACTTTTTGTTGTTTTATACAATAGGCTACTAAAGCAAAATAAGTTCCATTTTCTAATGTACCTGTACCAGGTGCAATTGATAACTGCACACAAGGTGTAGTTACTAAAGGAGCTAGTCTAATTGCATTACAATCTAGATGATTTGTGTCTACACATACTTCACAAATAGAACCAGGTACTGGATTACAATCTTGTACCCACTGACCTATTGGCCATAAATATAAATCTCCTGTTGTAGGATTAATATAATTATTATAATTAGTTGGTCCTGCAATTCCTAAAGTAGAACCACCCCACTGCCATGATGGATCTGGCCACAAAGCATTATCTCCAATATTTAAATACCTATCAGGATTTAAACCATCAGACCAATATACTTGCCACTTACAGTCACCCTTCTCTCTAGTAGCTCCTGTAATTAAATTATATTTACTAAATCTTAAACAAGGAGCAGAAACAATTGGTCTATATCTACATGAGTCTTCTTCAAATAAACCTATCTCAGAGTTAATATTTTTTCCATTTAGATCATAGGCTGCTGTAAATATTATCCACTTATCAGCATAAAGATGTATAGTTCCAACAATATCTTTATCACCCAGCATAGTTTCACCACTAGTACCACAAAGATAATTTGAGTCTTCATTAGTTATTGTACCTAATGAACCTTCATCTGTATTATTAGCAATATTTCTTGCATGTGTCCACAAACCAGATTCTACATAAGATGGATCTGTATCTTTATTAAGACCTTTTGCAAAACTATTGGTAACAATCTGAGTAGTATTTTGTATTCCCTTGTCTGCCATTATCTTATCCTATTACTTCTGTTATAATATCCTGTATGGCTGTCAAACATAGAATAGTATTTTCCATACATTGCTCTTCTGTTAGTCCACCACATATCTTCTAACTCTCTAAAATTTGGAGTATTAACTACACTCAGTGCATTATTTCTTGCTGCCTTTAGTCTTTGTTCAACAAGTTGCATTCTCTGTGCTACATCTTCTCCATTTAAATATAAGTTTTCAAAAATTCTTGCCTTTAATGCATACTCATAATATTCATTTAAAAGATCATGATCTGGAACTAATAAGTTTCCTTGATCATCTTCCATCTGACCTTGATAGTTTAAATAAATTTTACATGTGTCTAGTGTAGTAAATAAAAATCCACCTTGTATCCAACCTTCATTTGGAGTATTCCAATATAAGTTAGGACAATCACATTCTATATCTTGACTAGCTTTCATTCTTAAAGGACTAGTAAATGAATATGTTCTTGTTTCACCACTTCCTCCTACAACTTGTATAAGCTCATACTTGTCTCCTTTACAGTTCATAAATACTCTTGGTGGTATACAAGTATCACCATAAGGATTTAAAGGGTCATGAGCTACTGGTATTGGATCTACTACAGGAAAATTTAAATCACAAGCTGCAGTTTTATTACATGGATGAGAATTACATGTTCTACAGTTAACTGATATAGGAGAACATACATCTACAGTAGATGGTACTTCTGTATAAGGTATTTCTTGAATATTGGTACCGCCTACATTTCCATAGCCAGTATTTACAACATAACTACCACAGATTAAAGCAAAATTAAATACATAAAAGTCATCAGGTAATTTCACTCTACCATGACATACTTCTAGAATAACTTCTTTAGTTTGATTAACTCTTAGACCTAAATCATAGTTAATTTTTTTAGTTAACTTAATAAGTTGTTGAGGCTCTATCATGTTCTCTAAAGCAAAAGTATTTAAATCTACTGTTACATCTTCTAAGAGACTGTCAAAAGTGCGGTATTTTATTGTGTAATTATACATTATCTAATTGGATTTTGACCATCATCTGCACCATCAGATGGAATAGATATAGCCATAGTTAATTCTTTAACAACAAATTGTTCTACTTCAGAAAATAAATATTCTGGAAGTGATAATGCTTTGTTTTGTGCAATGTCACATTGCTCACTACATGGATCTGTTACTCCTTGGAATATTGCTTCCATTCTTATTGCATCCCAGTCTATGTTAGGACAAAAAATATAACCATCTAAATACCAAAAGTATTTTCTTGTATTATATTTAAAGGTTGTTGTTTTAGTCATTGACACCCATGTTCCTGGATCTGTTCTAAACATTTCTATAGAACCATCTATAGAAGATGTAGTACGTATAATAGGACCCATTGCTCCATCTAGAATAGTAGGAAGCTTTTCTTTAGATCTTTTGAAGTAACATCCTGAGTAAACACCAAGACATCCTGCTTCTACTTTATCTACATCTATAAGTTCAATATAAGGAAGTACTTGAAAGATAGAACTTATCTTCATTAACTTAAATTGATTGTCTTCTCTTTTAAGTAATGTTTGGCCATATTTAATTAGAGAAGAGTAAATAACTCTATCAGTTAAAAAAGGATCTTCTTTAACAGCTTTTAGAGTATTTCTAACTCTTGATATTGCTTCTCCAATTGTTGTCATAGGTCAAATTCATTATAATGTTCTAAGTCTTTTTTTTGTTTTTCATTTATAGCATGCTGAAAAACATGTTTAGTATATGTAAGTTTTAATTTTTCTGTTGGATTAACCACAACATATATATTCCAATTTTCAGGATATGTTTTTGCTACTGATCTTTTAAAATCCCTACAAGCTACAAAACTCCAAAACTCTCTGTTTTTCATTTTGTGTTTTAAAGCATGACTTGTAAAAAAGATTTTAGCTAGTTTGCCATCTGTCTCCCAATTTTTATTAGATACAGCTACACCATATTTATTAGATTTTGCAAAGTCTATATTCTCTTTCTTTGGACTTTGACATGTGCCAATAAATAACCAACCAATTTGTTCTGGTAACAGAACTCCATCCCTTGTATCTATAACTGTCTGATATAAAGTGTTATTAAAATATTTAACTATTTTTCTTATCTCTACATTTTCCAAGTGTTTATACTTAGGATATTTTTTTTTAAAACTTTCAAAGAACTCCTTGTTCATTACTGTATGCACTGAAGGTCTATACCTTGGCGCAGTTAAATCTGGTTTTTTAAATTCTCTCATACTATACTATTAAATATACTAAAATAAAATGACTTTAGCAAATATAGGTATAAAAACAAAACCCCCACAAGTGTGAGGGCTTTGCCGTTGTTGTTACAGAAACCAACAAACTGCAACTTTATTAAATATAAAATTTTCTTACAGCGCGTACACCAAATCCATTACTTTTAAAAGTTTCATTAAAACTACTTCCATAGTCAAAATAAAAGTACCAGGCATAAATATTAGTATTCTCTGTACTACTCCAATAAACACCACTATTAAGTATAGTACCAAATGCTACACCAAGTCCTTGATTTACTTCAAATCTATTATGCCATAATTTACTTAGTTCATCTACTGCAGGAAGATACCAATCTGTTTTAGTATTGTTAGTACTTGAAAAACATAATTCAGCTGCTGTACCTACTGTAATTCCTGATGCTGCACCAGCAGCAATTAAATTAGTTGTATTAGTAGATCCATCCCAAGTACTTTCAACATTAGGTATGTTTACATTTATTGTTGCATATTGTGCACCTAATGATAAATTTGTAGTATCAACAACTAAATAATTTTGTGTAGTACCAAAACTTGGAGGTCCACCTGGTAAAAATGAAATCCATCTATGAAAAATTACTCCACCTTGAGCAGGTGCATATTCACCAATTTCATATCTCCATGAATTTATTGTTAAAATATTTCCAGAAATACTTGTATTAATTTCTTTTTGTCCAACAATTGTAATTGTATCAGTTGGTGAAGTTGCTGAAACAAAACCAGCTGTAGAATTAAAAGTTTTCCATAGATCTTGTGTACCAGTTCCGGGAACTCCCTGAATACCTTGAATACCTTGTGGACCTTGAGCTCCAGTTGGTCCTGTTATGCCTTGTATTCCTTGAATACCTGCTGGACCTGTAAGACCTTGTGGACCTGTAGCTCCTGCAGCACCAGCTACACCAGAGGCACCTGTTGGTCCTGCGGGGCCAACAGCTCCTTCTGAAGCTAATAATGCCCAGTTAGTTGGATCTATAAGTGGATTTGAAGCAGATGGACCAACAGCATTTAAACAAAACCATGAAGCACCGTTAAAACCTACAGCATCATCAGGAGCATAAACTCCTATAGAAGACCAAGATCCTTGCCAATTTAATCCTGCTGGGCCAACTGGTCCTGCAACACCTTGTATACCTTGAGGTCCAGTAGCACCTGTTGTGCCAGCACCACCTGCAGAACCACTAGTTCCTTGAGGTCCAACTGGACCGGCCACTCCTTGAGCACCTTGAATTCCTGGAGGTCCTACGGGACCTGCTGGACCAGTTCCACCACCACCACCATTATCACAAAAATATGTAATAGTATCAGTTAATGCATCTGCTAAAGTTGTATCTGTATCAACAACTTCATCTAAGCCACACATAATTGGAAGACCCGTGTATACTACACATTCTGCATTAATAACTTCTGAACAAGGTTCTGGTGTAGGACAGCCTAGAGAAGTTGGACATGGAGCAGGAGATATTAGACCAGCGTCTGAACATCCACATTTTTTACATCCACAATCAGTACAAGTATTAGTTGCCATAGTTTAAATTATTAAGGACAAATTATTGGTGTTGGTATATCAGTAGTACAAGGATCTATATATGCCATAAGTCCATCTAATATAAATATGAATCCTCCTACTTGTTGTTCATCATTTGCATTACAAGAAAAAGGATAAACATTAGTTGCTGAATATTCTAAATCAAGTCCAATAGTTCCGGCACCAGTATTACTATTTACATTAGTATTATTATTAGCAAAGTCAGGCACATTATCTCCTGCTATTACATGGGAAACAACATAGTTTAAATGTGAAGTATTCCAAGCTGCTGTTCCAGAAAATATATTTTGTTCTTGATTTTTAAGAAGTATTATGTTTAAAGTTCTATTATCCGCAATACTTATAGTTCCAACTGTTGTTAAAATTGTACTTGTTACAGGTGCTGCATCAACTTGAACTCTTCTAAAACCTATTACATCTGTTTTAGTATAAGAATCATCAAGACTTTCAAAATTTCCCATTACTGTAGTTGGTATAACTCCAAGTCCATTATTAAACTGTATTAAACCAGTTGTGCTTAAAGCAACTGCACCAGGACCTAATGTTGCTGGTGCAATAGTAGTAGAAAGATAATATGTGTCTATAGGAGGTGAAGTTGAATATTGCCATAATAACGGTACTCCTGCATTATCAATAGGTATCATTGCTCGTCCTTTAAAATGCAATGTGTTACCAATTCTTCTAACTCTTGGTCTAAATGAATCTGTTTCAGCACCAGTATAAAAATCAAAACCTTCTAAGTCTACCCATCCTGTATCTAATATTTTTGCAGAAACTACAAATGCAGGACCTCCTGTTACAGTAGTTTCTATAGTGTTTGTTGTAGCTCCTGTTACTGTTACAGTAATAGAGTTATAAAAGTCACATAGAATAATCCACATGTTATTAAGAATGTCAGCTACTGTAGTTGCTGGATCTATAAAAGTTGGATACTGCATATTATATGTAGCAGCCGGATTAACTTTTGTAAAGTCTGTTCCTATAATACATTGTGCAGAAATTGCGTTTATTAAATCATTACTTGAACCAGTTGTTGCATAATATAAACACCAAACATTATTAATGTATTCTTCAAGAATTACATCTATATCATATGTAACTCCTGATATAAGAGAATCTATATTACATCCTATTGGAAAAGATGGTAAAGTAAATGTTGGAATAGGTGCAGCTTCTAATGCTGTTACTCTAATATCTAAATTTGTAACCTGTGAGTTTAGTGCATTAATTTGTATTATAAGTCCACAAATAGAATTTCCTATAGCAATAGCATATTCAGTTACTGTCATAACTGTTGTAGTACCTACTACAAAACAAGGAGCTACTGTAACAAGAGTATCTGCTGTTGATGCTGTTGTAGTTCTTGTAATAGCTGTTGCAGCTACTGCAGTATCAACAGATTCTAATGCACAAATTTTGTCTATTAAGAACTGAATTAACTCCTGGATGTTTTGAGGCTTACAACCTACTAAATCAAAACATGATAAGTCATATCCATTAACATCTAATAGATCCATTATGTTACATAACTCTTTTGCAAGAGCATTGATAACATCTGAAATTGTATCTCCTGTACATAACTTTATACATGGAATGTTTGGTCCTTGCCAAATAACACAGTTACTTGATATTGGGCTACATGGACTATTATCTAAATTTAATGGTTTCATATTATAATATACTAATTATTATTGAGAATTACAAGTAGTTTTTGATGTTCCACAATTACAAGATGGACTTGATGGACAACAAGGATTAACTATTGTACATATATAATCTGGATCTCTTATTGCATCCATATCTATTAGTTCTTTTTTAATAAACCATTTGTTTGCATCTTCTGCACAACAATCAGTAATACCATATCTTAAATAAAGAACTTGTTTATAATAACCTTCTGCAGATTTACATGAAATTTTTTCATATCTATCTGGTGTACATGATGGACTATTGTATCCTGGTGTAATACTTCTTCTAGGATAAATTGGTGCAGGACATGTCCATACTAAAGTATCTAAAGCACAATCACCAAAAGTTTCTATATAATCAGTAGTTGGGTGATAAAACTGCCAAGCTACCATACAGAACTTTTCAGATGTCTCTCCAAATGCTAATGTAAAGTTTTGAACATTATGATCACAATCTAAATATCTATAAGTATTACTAACTACTGAAGTATCATCATTTCTTACTGTAGTACATATACAAGGTAAAGTATCTAAACAGGTATCACAATCTGTATATTCTAAATCTGTAAATACAACTATACCAGCATTTGTTGGATCAAGAGTTGTAGATACTGACCAACATGTTTCTGGACAATATTCTAATTTAATTACATTACCTACATATATACTTAGATCTGTATAAGTAATTGTATCAGATAATAAGCCACTACAGTCTTCAAGTAAGTAATATTTTCTTGCACACTCTACACAATTTATATAACTAAATGATACTGTTATAACAACATCAGATGGAATTTTATCTACTTCTTGTACTAACCAACATCCTGGACAATCTTCTCTTATAATTACTTGATTAACATAAGCACTTAAATTTGAACTTGTATAAACTATAGTTCCGGGATTATCACAATTAGTAAGTTTATATTTAGAAATACCTTTACAAGTAGGGCAATCTAAAAAGTATTGAAATACAGTAACATCTATTGCACAATCACATTCAACTGTATCTGTTACTGTCCAACAAGTATCTGGATAACCATCTATTATTACTGTTGCTCCAATAATAGCATATATCCCTAATGAAACTTTAGTAGTATAAATATCAGGTAATATGTTATCACAGTCTTCAAGTACATAACATAATACTGGACATTCACCATTTACACATAGACCATTATTAGTTACTTCAGAAAATGTACCAAAGGCTTCTCCTTGAATAATAGGATAAGTCTGTGAACAAAATTCCACTAATGTTCCTACTAGTTGACCTGTACTAACTAAATTACCATCACAATCTATATAATAACAATTTTTAGCAGTTGCAATAACTGAATAACATACACAATCACATATGCAATCATCTATATAAGTTAGAGGTAGACTTGGACCACAAGGTGCAGTTCCAGGATTTAATAATACTTGAAAACAAGTTGCTGGAAAATCTGAACTTGATAGAATTACTGAAGTTCCAACATATGCAGATAAATCAAAACTAGTTGTAAAAGATGGTACTGAACCATCACATGAAATAAGTAAATAACAATCAGGGCATTGTGCACACTCTCCAAATAATGGAGAACAATCATTAAAACCTATAGCTGTCCAAGACATCCAAGCATTAACTATAGTTGGCAAAGATGAATAAAAAGCTAGATCATTTGTAACTCCTTGACTTACTGTATAACAAAAACCTGTTTCTAAACCAAACTGATCACCATATATTCCACTAGAATCATAAAGTAATTGATGAGGTAATGTATATGTTAATAAAGTTACAGCAGGTTGAAAATTTATAACAGACCCGCCACAACATGGTTGAAATATATAATATATATAAGATACATTAGGTTGTATAGGTTGTATAGCTTTCACAGTAGTTATTTATTTTATAAAATTATTTAAACCAGGGAATCTTTTACTATTTCTAGGAATAACAGATACCTCTGGATTCATTACTTTTTTTATTGGATCTTGTGAAGATTTTTTTGCTTCATATGCTCCTATGCAATTATTACATACTGAAACTCCATCTGATGCTTTCTTTTTCTGACATCCACAAGAAAGATTTTTTTTACAATTTGAACATTGTGCCATTGGTTTGGTTTTTAAAAGTTTAACAATTAGAACATTCCATTTTATTTAAAAGTTTTAAAGCATAGTTATATAAACTCATTCCTTTCTGAGGTTCATGACAAAACTCTACTTTAGACTTTGCTGCTTGAAGATACATAAAAATTAATCTTAATTCTTCAAGTCTTTGTTGTACTTTATAAGGAGGATCACATGCAGCTACATCTATATCACAAAGTATTTTATAATATTTATTTAAAGCATATGTTACTCTCATATGATTGTACTCTACATATACCGTCTCATTAGGTGACACACTGTATTTTATAATATATATACCGTCTGGTAAATTATTAAACTGTGTACCACACAATGATGTTTGTAATTGTAAATCACATGCTGTTAATGTAATATGAGAATCTGCTACAAAAGCTGTCATACTAGCTCCTGTTATTTCATTAGAATAACCAAAACCTGGAACAGTAATATTTAAGGTTGGACAGGTAATAGGAATAAGAGGTGTGTATACACTTGTATCAAATATTTTTAAGATACACTGATTCATTACCTGCGGTACTTCTAAACTTAAAACATGATTAGCCATGATAATATTTTAAATAAAAAAAGGGAGAGGAGTTTAGAACTCTTCTCCCCCTTTATTAGTTAGTAATTAATTACATTCTATTAGTAACAAGAAACTACATTGTATGGATTGTACTTAGGCAATACAGGGAAGTTAACTGGAACAACACATACTGTATCACAAGAGTAACTATCAATCTCACATACACCACAAGAACTTAACCATCCAGCAGTATCTCCAGCAAATGTACTAAGATTTGTTAAAGAGAATACCTCTAATAAATACTGATCAGCATCAAATGTACCAGAAGGATTATAATTTCTTGGAACATTGTGTTGTAAAATATATCTGTAGTATAATGCACTTCTATCAATAGAACTAATGATTTGGTTTCCTTGAGTAATCTCACGGATCCTAAAGTCAGTTGCTAAGAAGTTTTGTCTGTAAGATTCAGATAATGTAAGTTCTCTTACAACTGTTTCTCCTAAACCTTGAACTTGTAAACCTTGACATTCTGTTACTACACAAATAGCATTAAATGTACATGGATCACCATTATAATCTACTTCAGAAGCATATAATTTAACTGGCTCTTTTTCATAGAAGTCAGAAATTTGGAATGTACAATCTCCAAACTTAGTGTCAACATATGCACCATTTAAGATTAAACCTGCACATGCACCTTCTACGTGTCCTGGAGATACATAATTATTCCAAGTATCAGCACCATTTGCAGCTAAGAAAGAAGCAGGAGTTCCTGGAGCATACCAAAGAGTTCCATCCTCTGCTTGTACAACAACTTGTACAAAAGGACTTACAATTGGACGCTTAGTAATTGCATCTGCCCATAAAATCATTACTGTAGTTGAGTCAACTGCTACTGGAGCAATAGATCCTTCTGGACAACATCCAGTATAAGCATCACCTGTCCAATATGCATTGTGATTTAAAAATCTTAATGCAGGAGAACCTTTAACATCAATACGCAAAGAGTAAGTCTCACCACAGTAAAATTCTTTACAACAGTTAGTTGTAATACCACATCCTGTTTGTGCATGAGATGCTGTAACTGTATTAATAGTTACTGTTGCATCACCACCACCACCAACTAAAGTTACAATATTACCAGCAGTATATCCTTTTCCTGGATTAATAACAGTAACTGTTAAAACATTACCACCACCATCGGCAGTAAAAGAAACAACTAATCCTTCACCTGTACCACCAGTTGTAGTAGTAACACCTGTAAGAGCATAACCTGAACCATTAACAAGAATAGTTTCAGTTAATACACCACCACCTGCAGTCCAATATGTTGAACCTACATGGATTACATTGTTTTGTGGCTCACATGGATCTACTGAATAAAATCTAGATACATACTTAGGGTTAACCATTTTAGACTTGTTAGTCTCTTGGTAACCACCAGTTAAAGGACCGATCTTGTCATTAGAATAAATTGCTGAACCAGCAAGATATAAATTACAACAAGGTGCAAAACCTTCATCATTGATATCTACTGATAAATTTGTTTTTGGATTAAACCATCCAATATAACCATCTGTAGTTGCAGATGCAGCATTTGCAGATAACTGATTAAGTGAATAAGTTGGTAAACCATTAGTAGTTAAATAACCTTCAGATGTAGTAGCTGTTGTAGTGCTTCCATCAGGTAATGTAATTACTGTACCGATTTGTGTCCCGCCTGTGGCAAGAAATGCTTTCTTAAAAGCATGATTAAAATAACTCATTTTGTTTTTGTTTTTTAGTTAATAATATAATATACTATAATATAATAAAAATAATTAAGATAACAAAATTATTTTTACTATAAATACTTTAGCCAGCCATTACTGTATCTAAAAGTCTTAATGCTATTTTGTCTGTACCAAAAGCTTCTAATTGATCCATCCAATTTTGCATTTTATCATGTTCTTCAACTTGTTCTTTAAGATAAGCTAAACATAATTCATATAACATATGGTCACCATCTGATAATGCATGATTTGCCATATCTTTTATTTGGTTGCTTACTTCAATCTCATGATCAAATGAAAGTTTAACAATACTAGGAAGACCAGTAAAATTTTGTTTTGGTTGATCTAATCTAGGTGTTACAGGTTGTATACCAAAAGAAAGTAAATAAGTTCTTGCAATATCTGCATGTTTCATTTCTTCATCTGAGTATTTTCTCCATAAAGCAGCTGCTCCTTGATAACCTTTATTGTTCAACCACATAGACATTGACATATAAATTCTAGCAGAATACTCTTCTTGTTGTACTCTATAATTTAAATGACTTGCACATGAATTATCAACTAAAGGATTCATTGTTTTTGTTGATGGAATTTCTGTTGTAGAACCAGCACTTGGAGCAATAACATTCATTATTTCATTTTCCAGTCCTACTACTTTAGTTTCTGGTCTTTTTAACATTCTAGGTTTTTCCATCATTTAATTATTTAGTTATTACGTTCTGCTCCATCTGATCCTCTAGAGAATTGATTTCCAGATTCTATATCTCCTGCTATAATGCTTATAGCTTCATCAATTATTAATTCTATAATATCATCTTTAAATTCACATTCTATATTTACAGGAGATACTAAAGTTGTATAAGGATCTACACAATCTTTAATTTGTATTTTTCTTGGTTGTCTATAGTATGCTAAGTCTACTGTTTGAATATTAAATTCATTATTAGTATATATATTAATGTGATCATTTATTAAAGTAGCAAATGTTTCTGCCCACTCAAAACTTGGTTGTTTTAATTTATCTCTTAGAAGTTGATTAAGATTTCCTTCTTCTGCAAGATATACTGTCATTCTTCTTTTATCACAACAATCTTTTTGAGCAAATACATCTACTCTTTTCCATTGTAAATACTCAGTAGGAAGTGTTACAAAAGTATAATCTCCTTTATCAGTTAAATCAGTTAATGGAGCTTTAACAAGTAAAACCTGAAGATCATCTTTTCTTCTGGTAGATTGCTCATCACCTTCTTTAACTAGATTAATTCCATGTAACTGTCTTCTAGCCCATTCTACTTGAGCTTTATTAAATGCTTCTACTACTTGCCAACATTCAATGTTGTCATAATCCTGAGAATCAAGCTTGTTGATTCTCTGTTTCATCTTTACAGTAATAGTACTATTTAACATAATTATTTCTTTTTAGCCATTGCTTTAAATGTTCTTGCTAGTGCAGCTCTCTTAGGAGTACATGTAGGCTTAGACATAGGAGTACAAAATCCTTTATGTTTTGGATTCACAGCTTTTTGAATCCACTTTTTGTCTACTTTTTTAGTAGCCACTATTTCTTCTTTTTAGCTCCAGCAATTCTATCAGCAAAAGTTGCTTTATTATATGGAGGAGCTAATGCTGCAAACTTAGCTTTTTTAGCAGAACCACCCGTTTGAAACTTTGGTCTTTCAGAAACACATCCACCTGTAGCAGATCTTACTGTTCCTGGAGGGCATGAATGCTTTACTGGACGACTACTAATACTACCACCTTTTTTAGCAAAACCATATTGTCCAGAAGTACCTAAGTTTTCTTGAGGAATACCATACATTTGAACTTTAGCTTTTGCTAAAACTGGTTTAGGTGTAGTACCACCATTAGCCATTTTAACTTTACCACCACATTTTGCACACATTAACTTTGCCATAACTATAAGTTTAAAATATCCCTAGTTTCCTAGGGATTATTATTTAATTATTTCTTTTTAGATCCACCTTTCTTATAACCTAATACAGTTTTTGCTACAGATTTAGCTTTAGAATATGCAGTACCTTTACCTGTATAGTTAGGATATCTTTTTTGTAACATGTCATCTGCAGACTTACCTGCCATTCCTGCACCTTTATAAAGTCCAGTACCTATTGGATTAGCAATAGCAGCTGCTGTTTTAGCAATTGGTTTAACATTTCTAGCTACACTGTTACCTATTTTTTTTGAACCAGTTACTATATCATTTACACCAGAAGCTACACCACCACCTTTTTGCATAACAGGTCTATTTTTTTTAACTTCTCTTCCACCAGAAGGACTTACTGATTTACCAAGTTTTAAATAAATACCTTTATTATTACCAGTACCTTTTGCATCTTTACTAGATAAATTATAACTCATTGCACCTTTACCTTTTTCTACTTTTCTAGCAGCTGCTTTTGCTGTAATAGGAACACCTCCACCTTTTTGGAATCCTGGACGGTCATTAGATCCTTTAGCATCTTGTACTGCTTTAATACCTTGACCAACAGTTGAAGCTACATTAGCTACATCACCTGTAATCTTAGATACTTTATCATAAGTAGAAGGTTCAGTACCAGCTTTGATACGTTCTGTTTTTGCATTTATTGCAGCAAGTTTTTGTTCTTGCTTAGCACTTTTCTTTTGATCTTTGTATGAAGGTGTGCCACCATCACCCATCTTCTTAGTCATACCACCACTTTGCATTTTCTTAGCCATAAGAGGTTTTGGACTAGCAGGACGAAGAGCTTTATTCATTGCAGTTCTAGTCTTATCTGCATAAGGTTTGATTGCTTTATTTGCTGCAGCACCTTTAGCTCTTAAATTATCAGAACCAAGCATATAGTCTAATCCTCTTTGCATCTTACCTGTGATTGAATTATCAACTGATTTTGTAGAACCACCTTTTTGCATCTTAGCCACAGAGGATTTTGGTTTAATAGGTGCAAGAGTTTTATTCATTGCAGTTCTTGTTTTATCAGCATATGGCTTAATTGCTTTATTAGCAGCTGTTCCTGCTGCTCTTAGCTTATTAGAACCTAGAACGTAATCTAGACCTCTTTGTATTTTACCAGTAATAGAATTATCAACTTTCTTTTTAGTTGTTGATCCACCTTTTTGCATTTTTTTAATAGTTGCCATTTTATTTTAATTTTATATATTGTTTATAATTAAGAATTCCATAATTTTTCAACAGCCATATTAAGATCTTTAAGAATGTCTTCATTTAAAGGATTCTTCATGTACTCAACTACATCTGATACATTTCTACCAAGTAAAGCATTTGACTTTGCATGATAAATATAACCATCTGGCTTATTAATAATATACTTAAAAAATACGGAATCTCTAACAATTGATTTAATTTTTAGTGTTTCCATATCCATTGTTGTTGCTTCAATAAAGGATTTTGCTGCTCTCTCTTTATTGCTCTCACCACCTTCACCATTAATGTACATGTCCATATTCTCATATATAACATCATTTGGTGTTGACTTTCTATATTGTGTACTATTTAAATCTACAACTTTTGCTATGTAGAATAACTTAGTACTGTTCTTATCAAATAATTTTTGAAGTTCAGCTAAAGCTTTATTTCTTAATTTCTTATATTCAGTTCTAACCATTACAGTCTCTTCTTCTTTATCTAAGTAAAACTTAGGAGCTACTGCTCTAGACCGTGCATCATCAAAACTTTTTGCTACTATTGAAAATCCTCCTGCTTCAATAGCCATTAATTTAATCCTATCATAAGGATCTTTTGAATCTAAAAATAAAGGATCATTTCCACAAGCTATAACTATTTTATTCCAGAATTCTTTATTGTCTGGTCTTAATAATTGAACTTTATTCCAAAATTCTTTATCATCAATATCTATTACATTAGCAGCTAAATCCTTTTCAAGGTCTATAATTGTTAATCTAATTTCTTTTATTCTTGCTTCTCTAACTTCTGTAGGTAATAATTTAATCTCAGGTGCAAATTCATTTAAACCTGTTATGTATCTTATTACTCCATTGTTTTCTAGACAAGCTAGTTGTTCATAATGTTTCACTCCATCATAGAGTGACATACCATAATTCTCCAGCCCCATATTAGTTGCTGCATTGTCAAAGAACGGTCTAACTGCAATTGTTGTTTTTTTGTTGTTAGCCTTGTTGGTTTCCACCATTGTGAAATTTTCCATTTTGTTTGGTTTTTATTGGTTTATACTAAATTAAAAAAAAGGGAGAGTATTAGTCTCCCTTTTAGTTTATGCTTATTTATTAGAATGATCCACCAGTTACAGGATTTCTCATAACTATTTTCAAGACCTTGGTAGGATCTTTTACCCAGATAGCTGGCATAGTTTGAGACATCATAACACGGTAACCATTAAACTGTCCAGAAGACTGGAATCCTTGGCTACGGCCCATATAGTCCATAGTTCCATTTTGGTACCACCACTTTAACTGATTGTCCCAAGATAATTTTAACATAAAGATATTATCATTAGTATTATCTGTGATATCAAAGATAATGAATGAATAAGAACTTAATGGGAAACCATCTATAATAGGATTCTCAATGTCATTTGTGTGAACATTGTCAAATGCTGGATTAAGTACAAACTTAACATTTGCCAAGAAAGGAATAACATAAGAAGTATAAGAGAAACCAAAGTTCAAGTCCATTCCTTTACCAGTGATTGCACCAATATCAGCAGCTTGAATTAATAAACCTGAAGAGATAGCCTCAGTTTTAATAGCTTCATTTACCATTCTCATTCCACCCATACCTGTTTGAACTACTAAAGAGCGCTTAGGATCTGGACCTTGGAATTCAACCTTACCATTAAAGAAGTTATAGATTTCTCCACGGAACAAGTCAAGTGTAAAGTTATTCTTGTTATATACTCTTTTGAAAGAGTTATCCAACTGCTTCCATAAACCTACTGACAATCTTACATCATCTGGTCCATCTTGGCGAACTCTACCTCCATGACCCCACATTAAGTAAGTCTCAATGTCTGTTGCTACCTTAGAAAGGTGAGCAGCTTCCATGTTAGTTAAGAATGTTCTAGAAAGATCTCCGTTATCAAATGCTTTTTTAACTTTATCTTTACCCATTACCTTAACCATATCTTCTAAAGATGTGATAGAAGGATCTAAGTTAGACTTGTCAAATGTTCTCCAGATCTCAGTTACAGGAACTGTACCATCTGCATTCATTCCACCTTTGATCATTAAGTCTGCTCTTGAAGATACAGAATAATGTACGTGAGCTTCTGCTCCACCAACAAAGTTATAGAATTCACGGAATCCTGTGTTAGTGATAATGTCAGAGAATCTCTCACCATATTCACCTCTTGCAGAACCTTTTCTGAATACTTTAGTACCATTAGCAAGATACTTGTTATCTAAGTATTTGTAGTTATCATTGTTAACTAACTGTACTGTATAGATAAAGCCATCACCCATTGGAAGAATATCTTCTGCAGTGATGTACATCTCACAACCATTATATTTGTCATATGTGATGATATCACCATGTCCAAATTCTCTCTTGTTAATTTTGATGCGGAAAGTTGTACCATCTACACCTTTAAACTCATTTTGTCCTTCAATGTCTTCAATGATGTATGGAAGATCTACAGAGACAGGAGTCTGCCACTTATACTCTCCACGAGCATTATCAACATTAATTACATTTTTACCACCAAAAGATGATAATTGGTAAAGAGGCATTTCAACTCTTTGAGCCATTGCCCAAAGGTCTACTGGACCTAAGTCCATTGGATCTGCATCTTTCAGCATGTTCACCAAGTGGTATGAATCCACATGAGAACTTGCCGCATAGGCTGTATCCCTTAGGAATATGCCATTGTTCATTACTGGAGTTGCCATTTTTATATTTGTTTTATTTGTTACTTAATTAAAATCTCTTGAAGAATCCTCCTCTAGCGATAGTTTTTTGTGGTTTACTAGTTCTTGATCTAGCATCATATTCTCTGTCATCATTTACTGAAGAAGTAATTTTTCTTGACTCTTCAGTTTTTAATTGTCTTACTGTTTTTTCTACAGCTTGTTTACTTCCTTGATCTTTAATTTTATTTTTATAACCATCTGGATCTGCAAGTAACCAAAGTGCTTCAGCAATAAGATCATGTCTTGGTTCTACAAACTGATACTTCTCTAAAAGGTGGCCTAACAAATTAGTAGGTTTTCCTGATATAGAAGGATAGTTTGGTTGAACTAATCCTGAGTAGAGTAAACTTTGAACTTTCTTGTCTAGTTTAATTCCACTTATTTCTCCGTTTGCTAATGTACTATATACATTATCAGTATAAGCTTTAGCTGCATTGTCTTGTTGCTCTTTTCTTACTTCTTGTTCTGCAAGTTGTCTAGCTACAATCTCATCTTGCATTCTATCTAACTTAGGTTTAAACTGATTAGCCTTTTGTTCTAGTCTATCAATATCTTTCCAAGTTTCAATCTCTTCTTCTATTTCTTCAGAACTTCCAAAATTAGTAGCATATAGATACTGTCTTGCAATCTCTGCTTGATCATATTCATCTGAAGGATCAAGTTGTCTCATTTCTTCTACTTGAGCAAGAGTTCTAAATAAACCTTTTAAATCTTGTCCACCATCTGCTACATACTTAGCAGCATATTGTAGTTCTTCTGGAAGTGCATTAAAGAACTCTTTTGGAGTATTCTTTCTAATATCTTCTTCTCTTTGTTGAAAGTTAGCTTCAAATAATTCTCTAAAGTCTTTAGTAGTATACTCATCTAAAGACTTCTCATCATCAAAAGGAATTAAAGCACCTTCTTCAATCATTTTTTGAGCTAGCTCAGATAAACCTGACTTATCTACTTTAGGTCTTCCTTTGTTACCTGCATCTTCTTCTTGACTAATAAGTCCATCTAGTTCAGCAATAGTTTCTTCAACTTCTTCTTTCTTTTCTCTTGCCTCTTCCTTTTCTTTAGGAGTGACAGTCTTTACATCAAGGAACGAGGTGTCTGGAGTATCTTCTTTACTAAAGACAGTTTTAGATTTTTCTTCATCAGCTGGAAGCATAATGTTAGCTGCTCCTGGCATTCCAAATAAATCATCTATATTTACATCAATCTGACCTACCGTTGTAGAGTCTTGTTCCTGATCTTCTTCAGGATTGTTTTTAGTTTCATTCATCTTTGTTGGTTTTGGTTATACTTTAATATATAAAATAAACTTGAGAAATTTATAATAAAAAAATTATTTTTTTGGACTATATAGCTAACTACTATTTTTCTTTTCCTTTAGTTCCTTTTTTATCAAATCTATTCTTATTTTCTCTAGCTATTTGTAGTTGCTTATCTGCTATACTTTGTTGAACATTAAGTTTTTCTCTTTCTATATCCATCTTCTGTGACTGCCTAGAGTTTTCATTCATTTGTTTTTCTCTCTGTAAATCAGTTTGTTGCTGGTATTGGTCAGACTGTCTAATGTTTTTCATCTCATCTTGGTAGTCAGATACTTCATTTTTATTAATATCCTGCATAGCACCAAAGCCTGCAGATCTAATTTCTGCAACAAGGATATCTCTTTGTCTATCTTTCTCTTTCTCCATTGCTTGTGAATCAAGCTTCATCTTCTCTATATCTTGTTGAGCTTTAGACTGTTCTTGCTGCATTTGCTGTGCTGACTGCTGTTCTTGTTGCTTCTCTTGTTGTACTCTTTGTTCTGATCCTTTAAGTACATTGTTAAGTTCAGAAATAGAGTCTGATTGTACTATCTTACCTAGATCATAAATAGAAGCTCCTGTAGTATTATTCTGCATAGCCATTTGTTTTAA